CTATGGATTTTTCCATCTTCTTCTAATATAAATAAACCTATATCTAAGCAACCTTGAAGCGTCGCTTTAATTAATTCTATTGGTATATTATAAAATGGTTCAATATTTGTAGAAATTTCTTTTCCATTCCAATCTTTAAAAAATACCATACCATTTTCAGTGTGATAAGTTAATGGTTTTCCTTGTATTAAGGGATAAATTCCTTCTGCTAAATTATTAAAACTTATTTTAAAATCTCTTTGGGAGGCTAGCATTTCTACTATTATCCAAAATAAAGCATATGACCAGACGCCAAATTCAGAAATAAGTTTTCTTATTTTTGGATCAAGTAGTGCATTTGTGTCGTGGCTGAAATAATAAGATTTTTTCATAATTTATAAACAAAAAGCCCATAACTATACTTTGCCTTAGCGTTCAACAGCTAACAGTCTTTTAGACTGAGTATAATTATGGGTTCTTTGGCTATGTTGAACTTTTGGCATAAGTTTATATTTGTACTTTTATTATAAACCTTTTTTGAAAATAAAAAAAGCCCCCAAAAACATGGTGTTTTTAACAATTTTAAAATAAAAAATTTTTTTAATTTATTTTTTAAAAAATTTCTGTGTGCAAATGGTGGGTATCTTTATAAATTATATAAATTTTATTTAATATAAGCAAAAAAGTTTTACACTTTTAAATAAAAAGCACTATAGTTATCGGCAACTATAGTGAGAAAAAATCTATACCTAAGTATTAAAATATTTTTTCATTAATGGCACGACCAGCATTATATATCAACAACCAACAATTAAAGTAATTATGAAATTACATAATATTCAAATTACAATAATCATAGTCATTAAAGTTGTTTGTATGCAATGTAATGCATTGACCATGGACCTCCCCACCCAGATGCATCCCTATTTCTTGCAACAGTAAAAGTAAACCCAGTTGTTGATGTCGCTGAAACGGAGAATGTTATACCATTGCTTGTAAATCCACCATTGTGAGTATAAATCTGACCTAAATTTGTTGCAGCCCATGGTGCAAAATTTAAAGTTGGTGCATCAATTCCAGAAGAAACTGATGTATTTCCAGACCATTTACTAATACAATGCACTGGAGCAATTACCGAATTTCCCTCTGCCGTAGACTCTATAAAAAAATCAATAAAATCAGGCTTAAAATTTGTAGTTAACACATGGTCAGCGCCTGGATACGCTGTCGTGATATTGTCAAGTACTCCACTGACACAAACGATACCTTTTTTTATTAATAATTCAGATTCACTAATAGCAGTACCAATTGGTATTGAATAAGTTCCAACTGTTGTTGAAATAACACCAGAGGTATCAGATATATAATATGAAACACCTTCAGTAAGTCCAGTAAATCCTTTGACAATTCCTTCAAATTGTATTGTTATTGCATTTCCATTAGTACTATTTGAAATAGCAAAACCTACGAATACCATTTTAGTGGTGTCATTTCCAATACAAGCATAAAATTCATTATCAGCAGAACTTTGATAAACTGGCACTGGCAAAGTAGCACCATTGATTGTTTCCCCTGCCAACAATCCAACAACACTACTACCACCTCGGTATATTTGATTTGCATCAGTTGCAGGAAATTCATCACCTGCAGAATATTTTTCACTCATATTTTAAGTTTAATATTAAGATATTGTCAAAACCCAATCTATTTTATTAAATGTAAATTTGATTCTAATATTGGTTTGATTTTTAATCCATGATAGCTTTTATGTAGACTATCATTTTTAAAATAATATAGATTTTCTGGTTTATTATTGCTTTTATTTCCATCTATATGATGAATGATTTCTTTTTTTATTAACTTTCTTTTTAAATATTTTTCTGCTACTATTCGTTCTTCTTTTTTCCATCCATAGTGTGTTTTTATCAAAATATAATCATGACTTTTTCTTTTACTACCGAGTGGTTTCCATCTTGGATTTTTTTTACCAATCCATCTTTTACTTCCTTCCTGCCAATTTTTTTTCATATACCCCATCTTACCCTCTCTATAAGCAAGCTTCATAGATTCACTCTTTTTATTACATATTTCTTTGCTTAATTTTTTACCATAGTTTGGGTGTTTTTCTTTTATATAAATTCTTTTATGTGTTTCACTATTTTTTTTATTTGATTCTTCTCTGTGGTGTTTTCCTTTTATCCAGGGGAATTTACCTTTACGAAATTTATTTCCTTTCATGCTAATTGATAATTTTTTTCTGTATTCCGCACTATGTATAGGTTTTCCTTTTTTTGAATTGCTTATTTTTGTTAATACTTTTTCTCTGATTTTTAGATTTTTTGACCAATGCATATGATTTTTATAATTAATACTTACATATTAATTATACATCATCTAATTGTAAAAGACAAGTCTATTGTATAGTAAGTACCCAGTCCAAAGTTAAAGTTTCGGTATTTGATTTTGCAATTCCAGTGGGGTCGTTCAATAAAACTCTTGATAACAAAATTCCACTATCAGCAATTCCAGTCGCATTACAGAAAATTCCTGCTTCTTTGTATGTTCCATTGCATTCTGTTGCAGAAAAAAATCCAGAAATATATGCAATATTATTAGAATTAGTTTTACTAGCAACCGAATTTCGATATGTCTCGGTGACTAATTTTACATCAGTGTTGTTTACTGCAGTAGAACCAGTGCCTAATGCAATATATTCAATAACCATTTCATTGTCTGGTGTTCCATTTGTTAAATTGTCTGCAATCATTGTTCGAGCGACGGTTGGAATTATATTTAGAAATGTATATATTCTAGAACTACAATTTAAATTTAATTCTCTGACAAAAGGAAAATAGTCTAAATTTTGTTTTCGCAATGATTCAATTTTTGCCAATAATTTTTTTTGATAAGATGTCACAATATTTGATACTGTTAACTTGTAAACACCTTCTAAACCAATTCCATTATTTACTTGTATGATTTTATTTTTTGACATAATATTTATTAAATTTTAAAATTTTAAGATAATTTTGAACCATCAAAACAAAATACACGTTTAGTATCTGTAGAAACATCAGTCGGAATATATGGTCCCAAAACCCATTCAACACCCCAGTCAAGTGCATGCTCAGTTTTAACTTCATTCAATGTAATTGTTTCAATTTGCATATTGTGTGATATTGAAGAAGTGAAAGTAGCAGACAACGAAAAAGATTCAGACATGTTTTCAACAATATCGATTGTTTCAACTGACGAACCCTGACTTAATAATTTTTTATTTTCTCGTAATAATAAATCTTGCAAAAATTCTATAATTCCGTAAGTTTTTGTTGAAACGACGTTAACGTTATATATCATTATCTCATTTGCAAAAATTCTTGTAATAACCCTATTAATTAAATATCTTTCATTAATTTCATGCATCGCAGAATTAATTAAAATTTGCTGACCTGCTTTTAAACCATTTTGATATGTTGAAAATTCACCCTCTACTAATGTACTTTTATATGAACTCAATTCAGCGTCTGCACGTTCTAATGCTGCTTGTTTTGTTTTGATTGATTCATCAATTATAACATATTCGTATTCACCAGAGCCTCCTTCTGCTAATTTCATTTCATCGATACTTACTCTATTAGAAGTTTTTACTCTAACAGGAAGATATGGTCTACCGCCGACTCTTAAAACATTTGTGTCATTTGGTTTTCTAGAATCTCTAAATTTTATAACTTTTTCTTGAAAATTCCACAACACATCATAACTTTCTGCAGTGTCAATATAGTCTAATCCGACAGCCAATGACTGTCCTGTCCCTGCACCACCTTCTGCAGAAGTTGTCACAGATAATCCTTCATATTTATATGGAATATTATAAATCGTTTTTATTCCATCGCAAAGTATTTCTGTCGTAAAAGTATCTGCTAAATATTCGCCACCTCTGACATAAATTACATTTCTCAATTGACTATTGTCCTGTTTTAATTGTAAACTATCTAAAATATAAGTATTTGTGCCATCCTCTAGATTAAATGGTGCAGTTTGACTATCTTTTGCAAAAAAATGTATATCTTTATTATAATCAACGTACCAATCGTAATGTGTAAGATTTGCTAAATCAGTAAGTACTTTCGAAACTGATATATAATTAAATCCAATATAATCTAATAATAATGTACAACTAACATTATTTGTTGTAAACCCTGTCAAATAATCTGTCGTAATACTTTGTATAATTTCATTTACTGTTTTTTCGGAAAATGTATCTGCAACTAATTTACGATCTAAAAACCTAGTATAATCACAACATTCAATTAAAAATTCTATGATACCATATGAATCAATTCGTTGCGTGACTTTTGTAATAACTCCTCCGAAAATTTTATCATTTAAAAAAGTAATTATAACATCATTTCCAATAGTCGGATTATAATTTAATTTAGTACTTCCAGAAATTTTTTTTATTGTAAATGAGCAAAGATCAACTTGACTAGTTAATACATTTTCAATAATCAAACTATCCATTACAATATATTTTGTCCTATCAGTAGTATCAATTTTTATTCTAACTTTTGAAGGTGGGATATCAACATTTTCATTAATTATAATATTGTCTGAAACATCAATAAATTTAGAAAAAGTTGTCGAGGTTTCTGTGACTGAAATAGTATCAGACACTGAAACAAAAATAGTACCTCCTGATAGAATATTTTCAGTAATTGAAACAGAGTCAAAGCAATTAACAATCAAAGTAGAACTAAAAACATAAAAAATATAATCAACTGCAGTTGATGCAGACCATGTTCCGATATATGCACATGAATTTCCAGAATGAGTCGGACTAGTATTATCGCCATAAAGAACTGCATAATTATTAATATAACCGTCTTCAAATTTTAAAGTCCACACGTAATATGTCCCTGCAGATAAAGTAATTTGATTTGCACCTGAAAATGTAAAAAGTTTAAGTGCTGGAGAATGACTAAATGTCGTAATATCTACTCCATCAGATATTGCTAATGGATCACCAGTCCCCACACTATTTGTACCATAAGTTCCTGAATGTGCATATATTTCAAGATACACGTTTCCAGTCGGATCACCAAGGTGATAACAAGATACTGCTATCGATGTTAATTGAGCATCAATGCCAGTAAAACTTTGGCCTCTTTTATAATCTACGCCATACACGACATATCCAGCTGAACCATTTACCCAAGAATAATAATCAATAACAGGTGGTTGTTTAACAACATCGGTTGATTCATATATCCATACTTGTTCAAATTTGTTTGGATCATATGCCATAATTTTAAGGAAGTTTCATGTTATCTTTTAATGCATTTACTATCATATTTCCCAATTCTTTACCTGCATTTGCACCAACAATATTCCCAGCATTAATTGTAATATTAATTGGATTTACTCTATACGCTGAACCGGATAATTCAAGATTTTTATTTACTTGAATAGCAGAAACTTTGCCTGACATTTTACCAGATTGTGCATCTGAAATTGCTTTTGCAAGTTTATTGTAATATTCAATTTGTGCATTGACAGTTTCAACCGTTGCCTTGACTCGCTGGTTATTAAAATCTTTTTCTGCAGTAAATGCTTGTTCTAAAAATCCAGCAACCTGATTAAATTTTTCTGCCTCAGCCTTAAGTTCTGCTTCAATAGCAAATTTTTTGCCAGCAAATTCAATTTCTAAACTGTCTTGTTTTTTTCTTAATGTTTCAAGCGCATTTTCAAACTCTGTATTATTTGCAACAATTCTAGCATCTTTTACTTCATTTGCATACTGTGTTGCAAGATAAGAATATTTCTGCAATACCGCAGATTCTTTGTCAAACTTGTCTTGAACAACTTGCAATTCATTGTGTGCAGTTGCAATTTTTTCATTTATTGAAAGAATATCATCACCTTTATCCATCTTTGCTGCATTATACTCTTTTTGCTTGTCAGTTAATTCTTTTTGTATATCTGCAACTTTTTGTTCTTGTTTTACATATTCTTCACCATAACTTGTATTAATCTCAGTTTGTTTCCCTCTTTTTTCACTATACAAATCAGTCAATTGAGAAGTTAATTCTGCAATTTTATCACTTATCCCCTGCAATGAATCAATTCCTTTTTCTTTAACATCATTAAAAGTAGTTTTAAGTTTATCAAATGCTTCTGTTAATTTTTTTGATTCTTCTTGTGCTTTACTTGCACCTGCATTTACGTTATCATAACCATCACCCATCTCAACCAATGCTTGTTGCATTCCTTGTGCGTCAAGTTTAAATTTATCTGCACCTTTTAATTTTAATGCATCATCAGCTGCTTGACCTGCAGACTTCCAAGCTCCTGTAATTTTACCGTATTCTTGTGACACTAATTCTCGCATGACCATTGCTTCAGATGCAGTATTTTTGAATGTCATGATTTGAATATTTGCAGCTTCATTAAAATATTGTTTCGCACCTGAAAAATTCCCCTTAAAAAATTCAACAATTGCTTTTGCTAGTAGTTGTCCTGCACTTGCAATATTTTTAAATACTCCAATTACATCTTTACCAAATGCCACGATTACATATCCATTTTGTATAGTTATTGCTGCCCAACTAGCAAGAGATTGAATTATTGCCCAAATAACTTTACCTGTAGCAGTTAAATACAATCCCAATCCATAAAGTGTCTTTCCAAAATAATTTGCACCTTCAGAATCTTTTATTAACCAATCTAACATTTTCATTGAATAATTTAAAAATTGGTTGTATACTGGCAATAATGCACCACCAATCATTTCTTTTACTTCATTGTATTTTTCATTAACAATGGCAGTTTTTGCTGTAGTAGTATTTGCCCAATCTTCAATGGATGTTGTCGCTTTTTTTTGTATTGCAGTAAACATTTCTTGAGTTGTCATTCCTTTTTCAACCTGCACTTTATATTCCAGCATTGCCCTTGCACCCTTACCAACTAAAATTTTAGATAGATTGTCTGCATTATGTTCAACATCACCATATCCACTGGCTGATAATTTTAATGCAAGTGTCATTAATCCTTGAGCTTTTGTCACATCACCAGTTGCTTTATAAAATTTTGCAGTTTGCAATGCAGCATATTCATTATCAACGCCATAATTTAACAAACTTTGCGAATATGATAAAATCTGATTTCTTGCAGATTCAGTATTTCCTCCTATTGAATTCATCACACCATTGAATTTCATCATTTGTGTTTCTGCATCAGATGCTGCTTTTATTGTATCAGTAATAAATCCTTTCGCCATTCCAACTGCTTGCTTAAATATATCCCACGCAGCAACACCTTTAAAAACTGAAGATGTCATCTTATCTTGAGATGTAGAAACTCCTGACGTTGCAATGCCTAATTTATTTAATTCTGCAGATGCAGAAGCAATTCCTGCCTGAAGTTGATTTTTTGCAGTAATTACAATTTGTAATTGCGTATTGTCCATAATTTTATTTTTCTATTCTTTTATACACACGATCTCTTTCAACATTTTCAAGTCTCATTATTTCAAGAAATGTCTGCAATAAATATTCATCTTGAATATCTATTTCAGATGGTAGCCATCCAAATTTATCACACAACACATAATCAATATATTCATCAGGGATTTGCTTAACAGACATACCACCTACTACCAAACGTAATATGTCTGTTAAGCGTTTGGGATTTGCTTATTAGTGATTTTGTTTATTTCCTCAATAAGTTTATCAACAACAACCGAATTCATTTCATCAAACGTTTTTATTTCCACTGATAATATATCGCCATTTCTCTCAATTTTTTCTACCATTCCTACTAATGCAACATCATTTGCTTCATCAAGAGCTTCTGGAGAAATTCCTTCAATTTGTTGGCCATCTGCAGTTCCTTTCATTTTAATATTCTTAAATAATACTTTGTTAATTTCTTTCTTTAATTTTCTTGAACAAAAATCTTTAATTGTAATTACGTAATCTTGTAATTTTAATTCCATAAATTTATTCTTAATTAATAACTTACTGTAGTGTTTGTCAAAACACAGCTATTCACAACATTATTATTTCCACCTAAATCATATAATGCATTAAATGTGACTTTTTGCATTACTAAATCATCAAGAGGATAGCTTACGTCCCAAGCATCAAAATCTACTTTGCTTAAATCAATCACAAATTCTGGATTTGAAGATCCACCAATTGTCGAACCAGAATTTAATAAATCTAATCTTAATGCTTTATAATCACCATTCAATACATAATTCATATAAGTATAATCATCAAAAGCCAATTCTAATTCTCCAGTGATAGTAAACTTTTTGTTTACGATATCTGTTGGTTGAACTGAACCGATGACATTATAGATATCCGCATTTTTACTAATCGTAATTGATGCACTAGCAACTGTTAATTTTGTTGCAGCAGTTAAAGTTGCGGTTGTTGCAGCAATTTTAACCTGTAATTGTCTTCCAAGAAATTTACGATTAACTGCAAATGCTGGAGTGCTTGCCGCAGTTGAACTATTTTTTGATTTGAAACTAACAGTATATTTAACTAATTCTTCTGGTTTAAAATTAATCACTAATTTATCAACCATTCCCATTTCATACAACAATGCACCTACTCCATCATTTGTGTGTATTGAAAGTGAATCACATTGTGCATCATTTTGAAGAGTAAATGTGTGGTTGTATGCTGTAGTTTCTTTTACTGCTGAAGAACAATTTCCAAACACACCATATAGAAT